TTGCTCCGTTCGTCTATCGGTTAGGACACGGCCCTTTCACGGCCGAGAGAGGGGTTCGATTCCCCTACGGAGTACTATGTTTATTAAAGTTTTGTAAACTATTTATATTGGATTAAAACAATTAAGTTATGAGTAAGATTTCAAGAAGACTATTCCAAGCATTAGAAGCAAAGTATACTGCTGAGATTATGGATGCGAGAGCACGTATCTCGGTATACTTCGAATCACCAGTTGCTATTGGAGAACACCCACAACATACTGAGGAGATTGATTTGTTAGTATCACAACTGACTGATGCTACTGATAAACTATCTACCCTTCGTGATAACTTTGGTGAAGAGTATGGTGGGTTTGATGAGATGGATAAAAGGGAATTACTAAAAGGGTAATTCAATTAGAGGAGTGCCAGAGTGGTCGAATGGACTGGTCTTGAAAACCAGCGTACTTCACGGTACCGGGGGTTCGAATCCCTCCTCCTCTGCTACGCAGTCAGATGTTTTTGTTGAGATACGCTTGTATATATGAAATTTATTTTGTATATTTGTAATCAATAACGCGGGAGAAGACTTAAAAGAAAGTCGCTTATCATCCAGATAAGAGGAGTTGGGGCAGTACCAACCTCCCGCTCTAAAATAATAAAGGTTGGGGAAAAAGTAAAACCCTGGACGCAGGTTTGGCCGTAACTGATAGTGGTGCTGACGGGTATTCACCATAAGGGGAACTTCCTTTATTATAATAAGCGAAAGTAGCTCAGTTGGTAGAGCATCACCTTGCCAAGGTGAGGGTCGCCGGTTCGAACCCGGTCTTTCGCTCAAAGTATTAAAGTATGGTAAAACTACAACCACCGAAGAAAATAGAGGTAAGGCCTACCAACAATATGGGAATGGGTGTATTCGCTACCCAACCTATCAAAGCAGGTGAGATATTAGAAGATTGTCATCTATTACCACTACCAATCGTACAAGGACAAAATGATTCTACATTACTTCCAGATTATAGGTTCAATTGGCCTGCTGGTAGAATTGATTGGTTAGAGTTAGTACTACCATTGGGTATGGGTGCTATATACAATCATTCTAACGATTACAATGTGGAATGGTATGACCACCCAACTATCAATAAGGTATTTAGGTATCGTGCTGTTAAAGATATCCGTAGGGGTGAACAATGTTTTGTATATTACGGAAATGTTGAATTCCCATAATGAACAAGCAGGAGTACATCAATAAACTATGGTCCAATAAATCACCAGCTGAAATCGTGTTGGTGATGTATCAACTTATAGAAAACTCTAAATGGAGTCAATTAGAAAAGGATAAAACCTACGCAGTTCTGAAAGGGATTGTTACCTATCTTGATAGAGGTGATGAGTTGTTGGAACACCATAGAAGATATCTACGAGATGAGTGGCAACTTGTTTGGATGGAACAAAAAGATAATTCAGTAAAAGAAGAGATTAAAGAGTGGTTATTAGAACCACCATTCTAAGTATGCAATTAATCACAACACACCCAATTAAAAAATCCGATTTAGGATTCCATGCTAATCTATTTGGTGGTAAACTACTTGCTTGGTTAGATGCAGCAGCTGCCGCATTTGCTATGGAGACTTGTGATACTCCACGAATGGTAACTATAAAGATTGATGAATGTATCTTTAAGAAGCCTGCCAAAGAAGGTCAGATGATTAAAATATATGGTGATGTGGAATGTGTTGGTAATACCTCTATTACACTATACTTAGAAGCAAGAGCACATAATGTATATAGTGGTCAGCAAAACGTAATTCTATCTACCAATATCACATTCGTTCGTATCGATGAGAACGGAGACCCGATTCCAATCTCAGATAGAGTCCGTTCTAAATTTAACAAATAATTAACATTCGATATTTGGCAGTCTCACTTTTTTTCATTACATTTATATGTATTTGTGATGGGAAAGAAGAAGACATATCAAGAAAGTTTGGACTTCAATGGTGGGTGGACTGCCGGTGAGGCAAGTCATCATATTGGTAAAAAGACCACTCAACAAACTCACAAGAGCAAAAAAACGTATTCTCGTAAAGAGAAACACAAAAAAGATTTAACAATTTCTTAACATTAGAAATTTGGTTATATCCGATATATTCACTACATTTACAGAGTAATAATGATTAAGAGTTATGAGTAAAAATCAAATGTCCTATTCATCGTTCTGGCTTGACAATTCAATCTTTGAAGAGTCCGATGACAACCTAACCACGGTTGAGAAAAAGTCAAGTGACCTAATGAAGTTGATGGCCTATAAAAGGTCTATCGGTAACTTCGTTTCTATCGTTACAGGTCAGTCAATCCCCGTGACCTTCGATGGTCGTGGTGAGGATTCTTATACTGATGGTCAATCCGTTACCATCTCCGCTAAGTTGGATGACAAAGAGTTTGACCCTGTTGTTGGTCTGGCTCTCCACGAGGGGTCTCACATCGCTTTGACCGATTTCGAGACTTTGACCAAACTTCGTAATGGTTACCTACCATCTACGATTGACGCAGAATGGTTAATGAATAAGTATGGTTATGCTGAAGATTGGGAGTTACGAAATCACTTGTCAAACAACCTCAAGTCACTTCTTAACTACGTTGAAGACCGAAGAATCGATAACCACATTTACACCACTGCCCCTGGGTATCGTGGTTACTACGAGTCAATGTACGATAAGTACTTCCACTCAAATGTGATTGACAAAGGTCTTCAGAGTGGTGAGAAACGTACTGAGGATTGGGAGTCTTATATGTTCCGTATTATAAACATCACTAACACAAATCGTGACCTTGATGCTCTCAAGGGTCTTCGTGAGATTTGGAAAGTTCTTGACCTTGGTAACATCTCTCGACTCAAGTCATCTTGGGACGCTCTTGAGGTTGCCGGTGAGATTCTTATGATTGTTGAAAAGAATATCACGACAAATGAGGGTGGTGGTTCTCAAAGTGATGGTGATGGTGAGTCTCAAAGTGAGGGTCAAGAAAATGGTGAATCTCCAACGAGTGGTGATACTAAAACCAACCCAACTTCAGACAATGGTATGAAGGGTAATGGTAGTGGTCAGACCTCTGAGAGTGACTCTAATGAGGGTTCTGATTCCGATGAAGAATCTCCACAAAGTGGGTCTCCAAGTGGTGAGGGTAATCCTCACGGAGCAGGTGGTGATTACACTCCACTATCAGACCGACAAAAGAAGATGTTGGATAACGCTATTAATAAACAAAATGAGTTTATGGATGGTGATGTCAAAAAGAAGAAAATCTCTAAAGCAGATAAGAAGAAGATTGATACACTTGACAAGGCTGACATTAAGTCTGAGGTGGTTGCTAAGGGATTTAATAAGAATAGTTGGTCTAATGGTTCAAATGGTGTTCAAACCTACATCATCAACAACTTAAACAAGGGATTGTGTGAGTCTGGTATGGTAGGTATGTTATCCACTTCGACTTGGAATGTTGACCGAATGAATGATAACATTAAGAAGGGTATTCAATTGGGTACTATCCTTGGTAAGAAACTAAAGACTCGTAATGAAGAACGTGTCCTCACTACTCCACGAATGAAGAGTGGTAAGTTGAGTGGTCGTATGATTCACGAGATTGGGTTTGGTAACTTCGACATCTTTGAACAAACCTTGATTAATAAAGCAACACCAGTCCTACTCCACATCTCAATTGACGCCAGTTCTTCAATGAGTGGTAAGAAGTGGAATAGTACTCAGACCGCTGCTGTTGCGATTGCTAAGGCCGCTTCAATGACTCAAAACATAGATGTGGTGATTTCCTACCGAGGTGTCTACTACTCACCTGGTAATTGGAATAATGTTCAACCACTAATGTTGATTGCTTATGATAGTCGTAAGGACAAGTTCTCCAAGATTCAACAATTGTTCAAATACATTACCTACGATGGAACTACTCCAGAAGGATTGTGTTACGAGGCAGTGATGACTGAAATCACTAAAACCTCAAATGGTGTTGAGACTTACTTAGTCAACTTCTCTGATGGCTACCCTGGCTTCGATAACTCTCAGATTTCTTATGGGGGTACTGCTGCTCGTAAACACACAGCGGAGCAAGTTAAGAAAATGAGACAAGCCGGAATCAAGGTTCTTTCCTACTACATCGCTGACTATGGGTATGAGTATGGTAGTGATGGTTTCAAAGAGATGTATGGTAAAGATGCTGAGTTCATTGATACGAGTAATATGAATCAACTCGCTAAGACCTTGAATAAAAAGTTTGAAGTGAAGATTTAACAATTACTTAACATAGGGGGCTTGGAAAAGTCCCCTTTCTTTTGTACATTTACAGAGTAATAATGAGAGAGATGAAAATTAAACCAAGTCAGAAAATTATCAATGGTGTCCAATGTTGGGATGTCGTTAAAGGTAAACAAGTATTAGGAACTTACATCACGGAAGCTCATGCCAGAGCAATAGTGGTTGAACATAAGATTTCTAAGTATTTTGGTAGTAAGAGTCACAAAAGTGAACTTGAAAGTTTAACAATTTGTTAACATTAGAAATTTGGTTTTAACGATTAATTGTCGTACATTTACAGAGTAATAATGAGAAATAATAATAGTAATCAGTTGCGTATGAAAGCACAAAAATCAGTTTTTGGAAAGATTGTCGAGGTTGATGGTCTTTTGATGTTCCAAGACTCCGAGGGAGTTAACTTCCTTATCGAGGAACTAAATGAGAAAGGGTCTTCCCTTTACAAACGTGCCCGAGCGGCCGCTAACAATCCTGCTAAGTGGGGTTGGAAAGTTCGTGTGGTTGGTACATTAAAGAATGGTGAGATTGGTCACACTCGTGTCCCAATTGAAAAGGTTGAAGAGAACCTTGAGCCAGTTGGTAACTTCACGGCCCCTAATGGTGGTCTTGTCTCTATGAAGTATGAGAAAACTCCTGAGGCTCAACCTGCTTCGGTTGAGATGCCAGATGATGTCCTCAAGTTTATCCACGAGGAGTCTGAGGGTCTCAAACCTCAGATGTTGTTTATGAATCCTTTGAAGTGGAAACTTCTCATTCGTAACATCATTCGTGGTAAGAACATTATGATGACTGGCCCCGCTGGTTGTGGTAAGACTATGGCTGCTAAGGCTGCGGCTGGTTCGATTGAAGGTTACAACACTTTCGTAATTAACTTGGGGGCTACCCAAGACCCTCGAACCACTTTGATTGGGAACACTCAGTTCGAATCTAAGAAGGGTACGGTCTTCAACGCCAGTCCGTTTGTCAAGGCCATCTCCACTCCAAATACCGTGGTTATCCTTGATGAGTTGACACGAGCTCATCCTGAGGCTCACAACATCCTAATGACGGTACTTGACCAAGGTCAACGATACCTACGATTGGATGAGGCTGCTGACGCTCCTGTTGTCAAGGTGGCTGATGGTGTGTCGTTCATCGCATCGGCTAACATTGGTAATGAGTACACGGCGACTCGCGCCCTTGACCGAGCTATCCTTGACCGATTCATTCCAATTGAGATGGATACATTGACTCGTGATGAAGAAACTTCTCTTCTCTCAATGATGTACCCATCGGTTGAACTTGAGGTTCTCAAGAATGTTGCTGAGGTAACTTCGATGACTCGTGAAGATATGATGTCTGAGTCTCCAAAGTTAACCAACGCACTATCCACTCGTACTGCTGTTGAGATTGGGTCACTACTCTACGATGGTTTCTCACTTGAGGAGGCTGCTGAGTTGGCTATCTATCCAATGTTCGACCAAAGTGGTGGTGCTGACTCAGAACGAGTTTATATGAAACAATATGTTCAAAAGTTCTTAGGTAAGACGCCGGAGGATGAGAACTTGTTCAATGTTGAAACTGAAGACATCTCTAACCCATTCTAAGGGTTAGAGTGATTGCCCGATGGTGTAATTGGCAACACTACTGGTTTTGGTCCAGTCATTTTAGGTTCGAGTCCTAATCGGGTAACTAAAAAAATTAACTATGGGATACAATCCGTTTAAGTGGTATACTAAAGGTAAAAAGAAACGCTTGGCCCCGAGCGCTCACTTGTTTGACAAGATTCAAAATGGGGACTTTGATTACTCTCATTATTACACGGAAGCGAGGGGTGCTCGTAAAGAGTACTCCTCTCTCTTCCAACAAAAGATGGATGAGACTAATGATTATGCACAAGCACGTTCCTTTGCTCGTATGAAGAATGTCAGAGCATTGAAATTGGATGAGGAAGCATATAAAGATGAACAAAAGTTATTATACGAACTACGTTCTTCACTCAAAGAAGAATTTGGATTTGACCTTTGGGATAAGATGATGTCTGAGAAACCAATGGACCTTGAACAATTATATGACTATTATTGTCAAGAAAAAATGAGAAGAAAAGGCTTGGATGTTTGAAATTAATTTTGTATATTTACCAATATGATTTACGACCCAAATAAAGAACTAACCGATGAACAACTTACTCAATTGAGTGAGGATGATTTCTTAGAGTATTTGGATACCAAAGCTGAGTATCTAAAACAATTCAGTAAACCATTACCTGGTTACTACCTTAAACGATACGCTTATACAGCCGCAAAGGTTGAGGGTAGAGATATTTCGGACAAAGAACACAACTCTCTTAACAAGATGTCTAAGGAGTACAATGAAAAACGTAACGAGTGGGTATTGGAAAAGTTACAAAAAGATTTAGAGAAAGACAATGGGCGGACCAGTTAAAAGATTTGTACCTGACATCGAGGAACTTATGGAGATGTCGGCTGAAGAGATATGGAATATGTATCATTCCGTTGAAATATTCTTTGGTAGTTCAGATAGTATACAATACATAGAGAAAATTTTAGAACAATATGACTTGGGAAGACAGTAACGAATTTGAAGAAACCTTTTCTGAAATTAGAAAAGAACTTTACAAAGATGATTTCTTTCATCTAATGATGATTGAGAATGTTGAGAAATTTTTAGAGTTTTTGAAAGAACACTTAATCTCAGCACAAGATGATGATTTACTATCAGACATCCTTAAACTTGCGATGGATGATTACAACAAGTACGAAGTAGACCTTGCATTGGATGAGTTATCAGAAAAGGGTCTAATCCGAATGGTACTTCGAGAGGATGGTAAACTTGCTTATGAAGCAACCGAGCAGGGTTTGGAAGTTAACGAGTTGATTAACTTTGCAGGAATGGAAATTGAGAAACAAACAAATAAAATTATGGATATAAACTATTCAAGTGAAATCTACAAAGTTACTGGAGTTGATGACTCAATCCGATTTGTGGACCACGGAGATAACTTTGAGTTCATTGTTATCCCAGCAGGAAAACAACACGATGGTGAGAAGTTCGTTAAGTTCTACCACACCATTTTCACTCACTATAATGATGTTGGCCCAAATGGTCAATATGAGTTGGTAGATGAGTTCCGACTTTTTGAATTACTAAACACTAATTATAATCAATCTAAATAATAGAAACTATGGGATATTACATCGCTAAAGTAAAAGTTCATCACGAAGATGACAAAGGACGCGTAAAGAAAATCACCGAACAATATTTGGTGAGCGCAGTATCAGTAACCGATGCAGAAGCAAAGGTTGTTGCAGATTTTGAAGGTAGTAACTTGGAGTACGAGGTGACTGCTGTAATGGAAACTAAAATCGTGAGTGTTATTCAATGATATACTCAAGAGGCGATAAAGTAATTGTGAATGTGAACGGCACCTATCGAGTGGGTGTCGTTCAATCCAAGACTAAACTCAAGAAGGGGTGGACTTACTCCGTTGAGTTAGAGAATGGTAAACTGCTCGAACATTGTTCGGTCAACAAAGACTTAACACCTTTCCACATACACCGTGGGCTTTCAAAACAACTAAACAATGACAATTGATAAGAAGAAGTTCCAATCACTAAAAAAAAGAGTTCTAAAGAAGTATCCTAATGCTAAAACTCAACTTAACGAAAATGGGTATTATGTATCGGATGGGTATGGTTCTACAATAGGGTCAGACTTTATGATTCCACCACAACCAACAGTTCAGATGGCTTGGTATTGGGCAAATGAATCCGCTAAACTAAAACAAAACTTACTGAGAACTCATCCCGATAAAACCGGAATGACATTCGATGAGAAAAAGTTTGATAGAATTTCTCGTAGAAATCGTAAGAAGTAATTTCATTAAAGTTGTGAAAACTATTTATAGTAAATCATAAATACTATAATATGAAAAAGCACAACAACAAATGGAGAGGTACAGTAAACCACTCTTACGCAGTTACGGAAAGTGAGGTACATCGACAAGCCAAGGCATATGGTAAGAATTATACTTCCATTGACTTTGGATTTAATCCTGACTTGAAACCTGAAGACTTTCCTATGAGAAATTCGATGGAGATTGGAACTTTGATGATTGGTAACCACGAAATCGAATTGACTAAGGCTGAGGCAGTAAAGATTATTCAAACTCTTGATGCCGCTATCACCTCTACTCAACAAAGATATCGTGTAGGAACTTTAGGTTAATCTACATTGGTTCATAAGGACATCATATCTCGTATCCTTAAAGAGGCGGAAGCTCGTGATGTGGAATTCACAAACGAGCTTTCGACCTTTTTAGATGATGGTATCACCTCAATCTTAGCAGATAGAAAAGAACCATACTTTACCATTGCTAAAAATAAAATAAAACATCTAATCTCATTTGACAGACCATTGAGTGACCCTACTCGTGTTGAATATACTCAGAAGATGTTGGAGCGATTAAATAAATTATACTTTAGTCTTGATGATGAGTTTGGTAAATCATTTGTAGGGATTTGTATAGAATCCGTAAAGGAAGGTGAGTATCTAAATACTGAAGCTTTATCGTTCCTAAATGAGGTATATAAATCAATTCATAGATAGTTATTATAAACGGAGGATATTATGTCAAGTTGTAATTGTACTGAGTGTGCTTGTGAGACACACGAACAATGTCAAGATTCAGTAGCACCTTGTGCTTGTTGTGCTAATGGTGAATGTAACCACTAAGGATATATTATGGAAGACTATGGGGATTGGATTTGGGATGAGTCTGAATACAACTTCTTTATGTCTTTAGGGGATATATCTAAGTTGGAATACATCTATGATTATTTTAATCAATCTGAACTTGAAGATGAGTTTGAGGTTGAGTTGGAGTATGATGATAGTGATAAACCATCTGCAACATCAATTGATGTTATAATCACCGATACCCACTTCATTTTAACGTGTGATGATGATGCTATTGCAAAGAAAACTATTTCCACATTTAAGATGGATGGATTTATTCTTATGTATCAAATGACAAGAGGTCATAGTAGATACTATACTTATGTCGGTAAGTCTGACCCATTCTCTATGAACTGACAACGTGTCATTAAAAATACAAATGGTCTATATATTGTTCTATTGTTGATACATTATGTTTAACACAATAAAGGATATATTATGACATTTAATCAACTAAACACTTTGGTATCTGACTTTATGTTGGGTGAATGGGGTAACGAGGCAGGATTCTCTTCCAACACTGCTTTCTTAAAGGATGATGTATTAACAATGGAGTTTGAAGTTCCTGGTTTATCAAACAAGGACATCGAGGTGATGGTCGAAGACCGACATCTTGAAATCAAAGCAGAAAAGGAACATCGTAAATTCCATAAGAGATACAAAATCCACGATGCATTTGACATTAATGAAACCAATGCTATTGCTAAAGATGGTCTACTCACTATTACAATTCCCAAGTACGAAGACCGAAAAGCAAAGTCAATTCAAGTAAAAGTTAAGTAATATGTTTGGGTTCTTCAAAGGAGAAAAAGTTACGTTTAATAATAAGTTGTTCATCGTGGTCCGAAAGATTCGTGAAGACCATAATCCGATAATTGATACTTGGAAGGAACATCTTAGAGCAGATACAGTATTAAAAAAAGATGGTTATTATTGGTTTTGTGAAGAGATACCTTCAATAGACTTTGAAGAATTAACATAAACTTAACATAGGGGGCTTGGAAAAGTCCCCTTTTTTTTGTACTTTTATATAGTAAAAGAAAAACACTATGACAAACCTCGGATATTGCTGTATCAATATGACCCTTCGTAAGGACAAGATTACTACCAATCGTAGTATGATTAAGAAAACATTTCTCAAAGAAGGTATAACTAAGTCATCCGACCTTGCATTACAAAATGCTAAAGACCTTGTAGAAATTATCAAATGGAATCATCAGAATGGTTTCAAGTTATTTCGTATGTCCTCTGACCTCGTTCCTTGGGCTAGTGAGTTCGAATTATCAGATATGCCTGACTATGAGAAGTTTTCTAATGTACTTCGTGGGGCAGGTACGCTTGCTAAGACCTACGGACAACGTATAACTTCACATCCTGGCCCATTCAATGTGTTGGTCTCCCCTAACGAGAAAGTCGTGGAAAACACCATTAGAGACCTTTCTATACACGGAGAACATTTTGACCTTATGGGATTGGAACGTAGTTATCAAAATCCAATTAACATTCATTGTAATGGTGTGTATGGTGATAAGATTGCCGCTATGAATCGTTTCATTGATAACTTCAAACGACTACCAGACTCAGTTCAGTCTCGTTTAGTTGTGGAGAACGATGACAAAGCAAGTATGTATTCAGTCAAAGACCTTATGTATCTACACGAACGTATTGGTATCCCAATCACATTTGACTATCATCACCACAAGTTCAACACAGGTGGTCTGACCGAACAAGAAGCACTTGAATTGGCTATATCTACTTGGGGTGACTACAAACCATTAGTTCATTATTCTGAGTCAAGACAACTCGAAGAAGAGGGTGTTAAAGCACAAGCCCACTCCGATTACATCTACTCTGAGATTAACACATATGGTCATTCATTAGACATTGAAGTAGAAGCTAAGATGAAAGAACTTACAGTATTAGATTATCTTTCCAATTTTGGTACACATACAAAAGGGCATAGTATGGGGAAAGCTTGATATAATTAATTTATTAATTATTTCCTGATATTTATTCTTATCAGGTTAACTCAACGGCTTGAGCTGCTTAGCGAGAACGTAGTTTGATAATAAGTACAAGTCCCAAAGTTAGTAAAACCAATTTTAGGAATAAAAATGAGAAATTTTTTTAATAGGAAGAACATATTCATCTTTTTGATGAGCATTAGTACCTTAGCACTTGCTGGGTCTGCTGCATACTACTCGGTCTTTGGTCTGAGTTCTTTGTTCGCAGGTGCAAGACTTGAGGTGATTATAATGGCAGGCGCATTGGAGTTTTCTAAACTAATCCTTGCATCTTACCTACATAATAATTGGAAGACTGCTGGGTGGATGAAGTGGTATCTTACTCTCGCAGTTGGTGTCCTTATGTTAATCACATCAGCAGGTATCTACGGATTCTTAACATCAGCATATCAGAAGACTGCTGACCAATTAGGTGTGATGGATAAACAAGTTCAAGTAATTGAATTAAAGAAGGAACGATTCCAAGAACAATTGGATTATTTTAATGTAGAGAAGAAGGAACTTAGTGAGTCTATTACTGAATTAAGGAATGGACTTTCTAATAATGTGATTCAGTATAAAGACAAGGAGACTGGTCAGATTATTACAACGAGTTCATCATCACAAAGAAGAACATTAACTAACCAATTGGAAACCGCAGTTCAATCTCGTAATGATATATCAAAGAAGATTGAGATATTCACGGATTCGATTACCTCACTCGATTTACAAATATTGGATTTAGAATCGAACAACGAGGTTGCTGCTGAAGTAGGACCATTGAGATATATGTCTGAGATTACAGGCAAACCAATGAATGTTATAGTAAATATATTTACCCTTTTGATTGTATTTGTGTTTGACCCACTTGCAATCTCAATGGTAATAGCACTAAATAAATTAACTAAAAAAGAAGAAGATGGAAATGAAACTATTACTACTAATCTTGATTTTGACATCGGGGGTAATGGTAGTTCTGATATTCCTATTCCCTCTGATGGTAAGGATGGGGAAGCAGTATCAGTACCTCGAAATGAAGTGGGAGAAGAGAGAGAAGAAGCTCCTAAAGAAGAAGTGGAAGAAGTCAAAGAAACTCCTAAAGAAATCAAGAAAGAATCAAGGAAACGTGAAGATGTAGAATTCATCCCTACCGATGAAGAAGCAAAAAAACTCTATGGTGAACTTCCAACTAAACCTAAGAAGAAAAAACATACTTATATGTCTGCTCTTAGAAATCCAAGAAAATAAGTTTGGATTATTGGATTTTTTTTCGTATATTGTATACAAATAAACAAGTTATAAACAATGGATGAATTATACAACAGTACTACAAGTAATAGTGAATATAAGATGAATTACGAATCAAATGATGAAAGTGATTCTCAAAGAATTTACTATCGCGAGTTTGACTATGGTATCGATACAACCGACAATGTAATCTTAATCCAAGATGAGATTGTAAGTGGACTAACATTCGATGTTGTATCTAAAGTACGATTACTTAAAAAGATTAATGGTAATGTAGATACTATTAATGTCTTGCTAAATTCACCTGGTGGTGATGTAATCGAGACCCTTGCTCTTATCGACTTTATGAAGACTCAAGAAGAACAAGGTATTAAGTTTAATATCATAGTAAGAGGTTCAGCTATGTCAGCCGCAGCTCTTTTACTTACTTGTGGTACTGGTACTCGTGCTGCATCTAAACACTCCAAGATTATGGTTCACCAATTGTCTACCATTGTTATGGGTAAATTGAGTGATATCAAATCGAACGCAAAATTTAGTGAAGAATTAGAAAATGAATGTAACGCTTTGATGGCAGAGAACACAAAGATGGATAAGGAGTATTGGGAAAGTTCTCAATCATCCGACTACTTTATGTCAGCTGAAAAAGCATTAGAATTGGGAATTATAGATAAAATTATTTAATATGTTAGATTTCTTTACCGCAGAAGAACTCGTAGAAAATTACGAGAAGTTTCGTAAACTAATTAATCAAACCTTTACTGGTGACCGATTAGAATCACTCAACAAAATGTACGACCACTTTGAAGAACGTATATTATATACCCCAGCATCTTCAGTCGAGCATTACCACAATGCTTTTCCAGGTGGTTACATTGACCACGTTCTTCGTGTTACTCGTAATGCACTAAAGGTGTATGACTTGTGGCAAGACCTTGGTATGATTATGGAAGAGTTTGATAGAGAAACACTAATCTTCACAGCCCTTCACCACGACCTTGGTAAGTTGGGAACTCCTGAAATGGATTATTACATCAAAAACGATTCGGAGTGGCATGTAAAGAATCAAGGTAAAATTTATAAGACCAATCCTAAAATCCATTGGATGAATCTCAATGACCGAACTATGTACAATCTACAATACTTTGGTGTTAGATATACCGAAGAAGAAATGATTGGTATGAGATTAACCGATGGGTTGTACGATGAAAACAACAAAGAGTATTACATCAAGTACAACAACGATGATAGATTGGCTACATCAATCCCATTCATAATGCACACAGCAGACCAAATGGCAGCTATCTATGAAAACAAGCGATGGGAAGCTGAGATGAATCCTGTAAAATCAACTCGTAGTAAAACAACAGGTAGACCTAAGAAGGGTAATCTAAGTGAGACTTTTACCAATAACGATGTTAAACCTACGAGCGTATTTGACGCATTCAAAGATATTGTAGAAGAATAAAATGGTTACAACAATTATTATATTATCAATAACAACAGTCGTATTTCTATTTAGTACGATAAATCTTCTTCGTAAAAACGAGGCATACGAAGATGTAGTATTGGAACAAGAACTATTAATCTCAGATATTGCAGCTAAGATTGATAGTTCGATGGAGAAAATGAAAGAGCTCGATAAGTTAGGTTCATTCGAAGCAGATGATGAAACGGGATTCATCTTCAAAAATTTATATGAAGTAATCGAAGAATTGGAAAAATACTATGGGACGCAAAAGGAAGAATAAAAGGTATTTTACACAAATTACTGAGATTGCAATTAACGCATATAATAGTTGTGATGACCAACGAATGAAGAATAAAATCTACAATAGATTCATTCATTATCCATTTGATAAACTTGCTGAAAACGTAATCCATACTTACAAGACTTATTATTTTGAAGTCCCATACGAAGATGTCAAAGCAAACGTAGTAGCATTCTTAAACGAGAAGATTCATAAATTCAATGGTGATAATGGTAGAGCGTTTTCATACTTTACTGTAATTGCTAGAAACTATTTGTTTAATGAAAACAATGCTAACTATGCTAGAATGAAAGCACGAGATGGTATTGAGGTAATTGACTCATCTCGTAATATTATAAATGAGGTTTACGAGAAGAAACAATCGGAAGCGTTAAAAGACTTTATGGACTATTATGTTAGTTATATGGATTATAATGTTTTTACATTGTTTGATAAAGATAGAGATAGAAAGATTGCTGACTCCTTAACTGAATTATTTAGAACACGAGACAACCTTTACTCATACAACAAAAAGGCACTTTACATACTTATTAGAGAGAGAACTGGTGTTCAGACTCAATACATCACTAAGGTGGTTGGTAGAATGAAAATAATTTACAAAGAACTATACCTTGATTATATGATGGGTGATGTTCTACCAATAACTCACCGAGTGGAGGAATTTTAATGGATAAAGATACTAAACTATTTAAGGACAAGAGTTTTTCAGACATTATGTCGGACATCTATTCTAATCAAAAAAAGAAAGACCGACAAATCAAATTACTGATTGCTCAACTTGAACCAATGGTTAAAAACCTCAACGATGCCGCTGTGGTTGTTCCATTGATTAAAGAATACTTAGACATTTCAGTTCGTAACGATGATGCTTTAATCAAACTTGCTGCTATTGTTCAAAGAATGATGAAGGATAGTAATAGTGGTGAAGCAGGTGGTCTTATCCTAAGTGATGAAGAAAAGAGACAACTGATGGACGCAATCGATGAGGTTGAAAAAGACATCCCTAAAGAAGATGGAGATGATGAATGAAATTAGGAACAGTAATATCAGTAAACTTATCAGATTCAAATCCAGATAACTTTAATAGTATAATTGTATCATTACAAGATAGAGCATCTAAAAATAACTTGAGATGCTTTCCATTGAGTCCCAATTCAAGACACATTCCTATTTTAGGGGAACAGGTTTATGTTATAGTAGCTAATTCCGATGAAGCGTCTGCGTCAAGCCAGTCTTCTCGGAATTACTACATTTCAGTAGTAGGTCTCCAACGAAATGTAAATCACAACGCACTACCCAAATTAACTAACAGCGAGGGTAAGTCTACACCAAACTTTAGTCAAGCCTTTAACGGAATACCTATTCAAAGTTCTACTGATTCTAAAGTTGACTTTGGAAACGGATTTGTTGAAGATTCAAGTGTATCACAATTACAACCATTTCTTGGAGATATTATCCACGAAGGTAGATATGGTCAGTCTATAAGATTTGGGTACACGCCTAATAATGTTACTATTAGTGACAATAAAATAAAAGGTGCTGATAACAAACCATCTTGGAAGTCCAGCACTCCTGAGAGTCCAATTACTATTATCAGAAATGGTGGCCAATCCAAAGGATATAACAAATTTGTTATAGAAGATATTAATGAAGATGATTCATCAATTTGGTTAGGGTCTAAACAAACTATTGGATTGAAGTCATCAAACGGATTCTCATTGGGAGTAACTCCACAAAATATTTACAAGAATCCCCAAATCATATTAAATTCAGACCGAATAGTTCTTAACTCAAAATCGGACTCAGTTTTGATTAGTGGTAAGAAGTCAGTTAATGTATCAACTACAAATTGGAAAGCTGATATGGATGTGATGTTTACACAATTGGAAGAAGTTACAAACTCACTAATTACATTATCAACTAAAATGGCAAGTATTACTGCAACCCCACCTCTGACACCATTGGCCGCTCCATTTGCAGAACTATCGGCAAAGGCAACACAAATCAAAACTCAGTTAACATTAATGAAACAATAATTATATACAAACATATTTATTACTATGGATACAAAGAAACTAATTAAAGCGATTCAACTTATCATTAAGGAAGAAGTGAAGAAGGAAGTGGCTAAACGTGAAAAGTCCCTTCGTGAATCTATCCTTAAAGAGATGAAACAATCACAACCAAAAGTTGTTGAAAGAGACCCGCTTGATGTAGACCACATCTTTGAGACTTCCCATACAAATAACCAATCGTTTACTGGTAATTCTATGTTGAACGATATGTTAAATGAAACCGCTCAAGGTGGTGAGTGGAGAAGTATTAATGGGCCTGGTGGTGTATTTAATGCATCTCAAGCACAAGGTTGGGGTGGTGGATTAAACACACAACAATCAACATTCCAAACAGCAGAAGGTGGTCAAGTATCAGCACAACAACTTCAACAAACTGAAGCTGGTAAAGCAGTTGTAAACGCAGTTACACGAGATTATTCTCAACTAATGAAAGCGATTGATAAGAAGAAGGGTAAATAATGCCAACTCGTAAAGAATATAAGATAAACCCATTAGACCTTAAACGGAATAAGGCAATTGGAGTTCAACTACCACTGGGTGGTGAGCCTTTATTTAAGTTATCTTATACTACCGAAGAGCAGGCAATATCAAACCTAAAAAACTTATTATTAACTCGTAAAGGTGAACGACCATTTCAACCATTATTTGGTTCTGATATATATTCATTACTATTTGAACAAATATCTGAAAATATAAACAACGAGTTGGAAGATTCATTAAGAAATGATATTAAATTTTGGTTACCCTATATAATTGTAGATGATGTAAATGTAGATTCTAAAGAAGACTTGAATAGAGTAGATATATCACTTAGAGTTAGAGTAACTGAAACTGGAGCAAATACACAAATAACAATATTCGTAACTGAACAAGGTAACGTATCTATTGTCTGAGGATAAAAAATGGCAGAGAACATAAAAAAAGATGTGAGTTTAGTTGGTAGAGATTTCGGTGAGATTCGTAAGAATCTTATTGACTTTACAAAAAACTATTTCCCACAAACCTATAATGATTTTAACGAGTCATCTCCTGGTATGATGTTTATGGAAATGGCATCATATGTAGGTGATGTACTTTCATACTATACTGATGTTCAGTTAAGAGAATCGGTACTTGAAGAAGCTCAAGAAAAATCTAATGTATTTACAATAGCACAAGCGTTTGGTTATAAGCCGAAATTATATGTTCCTGCTACTACAACTCTAACTGTATACCAAATACTACCCGCACAAGGTAGTGGTGATAATGTACGACCTAATTGGGATTACGCTCTAACCTTAAAAGAAGGTATGGTCGTAGGTTCTTCTACCAATTCAGATGTAGAGTTCTCGACTATAAACAAAGTAAGATTTGGATTTTCATCATCGTTTGACCCTACTGAAGTTTCCGTATATCAGGTAGATGAAAACACAAATGAGCCAGTCTACTACTTGTTAAAAAAGTATGTAAAAGCTGTTAGTGGGAAAGAAAAATCAGTTCAATATGAATTTGAATCTCCAAAACCATATGATAAAATAAGATTATCTGATGATGATGGTTTAATCGATGTAATCCAAATTATGGATGATGATGGTGATGAGTGGACTAAAGTAGATTATCTTGCACAAGATACTGTATTTGAAGAATTACCAAATACAACCGATTACTCAATAGCAATGTCCGCATATGCAAATGAAACACCTTCTCTATTAAAACTAAAAAGAGTCCCTAAGCGATTTGTAACTCGTATAACCGATGAGGGAGAAATTGATATTCAATTTGGTAGTGGTGTTTCATCTAATGCAGATGAAGAAATCCTACCTAATCCAGATAATGTAGGGTCTGCATTATACCCATCGAGTGGTGACTTAGACCAAGGTATCGACCCATCAAACTTTATGTATGTTAAGACATATGGAGTTGCTCCTTCAAACACCACACTAACTGTTACTTATCGAGTTGGAAATGGTGTAGTGGATAACGTACCTTCTTCAGACCTTACCAACATTATAGAACGAGTTATCGAAACTGATGAAACCGCATTGATTAGTGATACATTTAATGTTGTTAAAAATTCAGTAGCAGTAACTAATGAAGTTGCCGCAGGTGGTGGTGCTTACGAAGAAGAACTTGAAGAAGTTCGTAATAACGCAATAGCATATTTTAGAGCACAAAATAGAGCAGTAACTAAAGAAGATTATTTGTTAAGAGCATACGCATTACCACCTCAATTTGGTTCGGTAGCAAAAGCATATGCTGCTCCTGATTTTCAAATTAATACACTATTGGATGATGGCCCAGACCCAATCCCCAACCCATTAGCAATTAACTTCTATACATTGGGGTATGATTCTAATAAAAAGTTGACTCAACTTAATCCTGCTACAAAACAAAATTTACAAAACTACTTATCGTATTACCGTATATTGACTGATGCTGTAAACATCAAGAATGCATACATTGTAAACATTGGTATTGATTTCGAGATTATAGTTCTTCCAAATTATAACTCAAATGAGGTATTGTTAAAATGTATTGACGCATTGAAAAAATACTTTAATACCGATAGAATGGGTATCAATAAGCCAATCGTATTGACTGACATTTACGTTCTATTAGATGGTATCGATGGTGTTCAAAGTGTAGTAAGACCTGACACCGATGGTAATGGTGGGTTGCAAATTGTAAATAAGTACGATGGAAGCTACTCATCAAATAAATACAACATTAAGAATGCGACTCGTGATGGAATCGTATACCCACCAAAAGACCCAACTTGTTTTGAGGTGAAGTATCCAGATGTAGATATCAAAGGTAGAGTAGTATCATTATTTTAAGAGGTAGAAAATGATTTATAGAATATATCCAACTAAAGACACAACCCTATACGAAGACACATCTCGTAAAACTCAGAATGTGGGTAAGGATGAGATTCTCGAAATCGGTAAGTTTTACGACACCGACAATACCTCTTTATTGGGTAATAGTAGAGCACTTGTTGAGTTTGATTTATCATCAATTTCATCCTCAATCGTAAGTGGTGATATAACATCACCTCAATACAGATTACGAATGGAGAATGTTGAAAGTCGTGAGATACAATCATCATATGACTTATATGTATTCCCAATCAAGGAATCGTGGACCGAAGGTATGGGTTCTGAATCGGATACACCACATAACATATTAGATTCATCTTGGGTTAGTAGGAGTCTTGATTCAATATGGGATACTGTAAATTCAACAGTTGATAAACCAATTTCTGCAGAACGTATTCCATCTTTAGAAGTATACTATAACTTTGCTGCAAATGTTGGTGGGTTTGAGTTGGTAGAACCTATTAAAGGTACTTCTGGCGAATCACCCACTCTTCAAATTAGTGATGGTAAGATGATATTATCATCATCGAATTATGGTGGTGGTACTGCAAACTTATCAGCATCATTATCATCGGATGAAATATATACAATCTCCTTTGATTTTAATAAAAACACATTATCAGGAGTTGATTTCAGAGTATATAAGCCGGATGGTTCATATTTAGATAATAGTGAACTTACAAATTATACTGATACTCTGATAACAGCCGGAACATACGAAATGTCATTCACAGCAAGTGAGTCGGGAATATATAAAACTCAATTTACTTTCTTTGATAATAATGGTTCTGATGGTTCTGCTGGCTCCATTGATAATTTCTATATATATTCTCAGGTAGACGGTGATGTATTAATATTTGACCAATTTAATATAGATGGGCCCGCTCCATCGACATATTTTCTTAATCAACATATTAAGGATGTTAATTTAGGATTACAAACAATATCCGTTTCTGATTTTGGATTACAAATGTCAGCATCGGATTTTAGTGGTGCTACAATAAACCGACCATATTCATTACAAGAGAATGTATCATATACTGCTAGTTTTAATATTGATATTGGTAATCTACCAACTGAATATGCAGATGGGTCGCCACTTGGTATCGAATTTACTATACAAGAGCCAGATGGTCGTTTATTAGATTCCTCTGAGATTATTGATTACGAAGCAAACATAACATCATCAAAATCTTCTGAAGTTAGGTTTACATCGAGGCAGGATGGTGAATATATATTCCGATGGTCCTTCTTTGGTAGTGGTAGTGGTGAGTATAGCGCATCACTTGATAATTTCAAACTACAATCAAGCGATGTTGACACAACGGGTTCGTTATACAATGATATTTACTATGACGCACATTGGATTACAAATGAGGGTGGTGGTACTTGGTATACTTCATCATTCCATAGTGGGTCACATTACAAACAATCGTTTGATAAGTACACTTCTAACTTAGATGTTGAGGTAACTGACTATGTTGATGAGTGGTTGGATGGTACACGTTCTAATAATGGTTTAATTATAAAGAAATCAAAAGCAGATGAACAATCAACTAAGAAGTTTGGTTCAATCAAATTCTTCTCTTCAGATACTAATACAATCTACCCACCAGTTCTTGAAGTTCGTTGGGATGACACTGCATTTGAAACTGGGTCATTAGAAGCACTTAATACCAATGATATGATTGTGTATGTTAAGAATCTATCGACTGAATATAAAGAAACTTCTAAAACAAAGATTCGAGTTTATGGTAGAGAGAGATTCCCAGCAAGAACATTCTCTTCAACATCAAACTACACATTGGTAAAATACCTACCAACTACCTCGTATTACTCGGTAGTTGATGCTGAAACGGAACAAGTAATTATTCCGTTCGATACTAATTATACTAAGGTAGGTTGTGATTCTGAAGGTAACTATTTTAACTTTTGGTTCAATGGGTTACAGCCTGAGAGATTCTATAAGTTTGTATTTAGAGTTGACCAAAATGGAACAACTAAATACTTTGATGATAACTTCTACTTTAAGGTGGTTAGATAATGGCAGAAAGAGAAATCAAAAGAAACAGTAGAGGTCAGATTGTATCATATGAAATATATGGTGCTTTAGACTCATCCATACCATCTGATTCATATGGTAAAGCTAGCTTCGATAAAAAAATTAGTGGTAATCGTTTTGCTACGATGGTTACTAAATATGATGCTGACTCATTTGATAGTTACATTGACACTACTATTTCTGATGAATTGATATCAACGGATAAGGAAGTGTCCGCTTCACCTCTATTGGGATTTATCGCAGATATCCAAATAGCATCTGGTCCTCAAGACCCATCTGGTAATTAATAAAGGTAGATTATGTCATTTGATAGGTTCGTAAATAAAGATGTCGTTAGTGGATTCACACCCGTATTTGGTAAAACCATTGATGATTCTAACATAATAAAAAAAGAACAACCCCTTACAGATGGTGATGTTACTGGTAAGTTTGATACAAACCTCGGACTTGAGTTTACACCTAATAAGGAAGTACATATCTACGCGGATTCCAATCTTATAAAATCATCGTATGGAAATTTTATAGATAATGAAAAGAAAAACTCATTACCAATTGTATACACCACTCCTGAATTAGACCTAAGAAAAAATGGTATAGAGCAGGGTGCTTATTCCATATTATACAACTTCCATCATAATATAATATCTAATCTAAAGATATTAAATATATCAGCAGACCGTACTGAGATTAAATTAACATATGCAGGTGGTGGTAGGACTATTGGGGCTCTACCAACACTCCGTGAAGCGTTTCAAGATTTTGGAATAAACTCATTTGACACCGCTGGTAATAAAAAGGAGTTTGTACTAAACTTCAAAGAAAATAATATATACGATGTATTAAATATGAGATTTGAAGGGCCACGTGCTGGTCTTGTTAATACAGCACTACCATATCCAAGTGAGCAAACACTTTCAAATGGTAGTCTTAAAACATTGTGGTATGTTCCATTTGACAATACACTTGAAGCTATCGGAACCTGGCGTACTATGATTCAAATTGAAGAAAATGGTGATTTAACTGGTAATTTCAAAAAGTATAGATTAGTACGAGGTTCGGATGGATTACTCGAATGGCAGGGTGGTAATTTATTGACCAGAGTACCAACTGAGTTGGATAAAGCTGAACCATTGTTACAAGATGCATTAGACAATGGTAATACTGTCACAGTTGGTAATAACCCAACTAATAAGGTATTACGATATGATAGATTTGATAATAGTTTTACATCAATCGAGAGTGTCATTGTAAAATTAGATAGACCTCTTGATGAATCTATTGTGATTAACAACCTATGTGATGTGGATGCTCGTATTATGAAGTCTTGGGTTGAGAAAATCATCGCATTCCCAAGTATTCAAAACCAAGATAGACCAGACTTTTCAGAACCAGACTTCTCTATGGATATGTCGGATATGAAAGGGGCAGATGGTGTAGATTGGCAGAATTGGAATTCACTATTAGATACCGATGCAACCACATCTCAAAGACTCATCAATAAATACTTTAGTGGTTCATTAGGAAACGTGAAGTTAAATATAGATTATTCTGATTTTTCAAAATTCGTACACTTCTCATCCGCTACAGAACGAATTGATAATTTCAAGTACAAGTTACAACAAATAGAAGCATATAACTCACGAATTAATTTACTCGAATCTATAAGTGGGTCTGAAGCTTTAACAAACATATCTCAGTCACTAACCCGTAGAGACACTCTTATTGGTGGATTTGATGATTTTGAGAATTACTTATACTACAACGATAATTCAAACCCATATACACATTGGTCTGGGTCTTCTAATATAATAGAACCATATCCAAAAGTATCAACATTCCCACATATATTATACGATGTGACATCATCACAAGGTGAGGCTTGGTACAATGGTGTTTATGCGTCTGCATCTTTATACGATTCGTTTAATGACGCAAGACTCCGTAATATGATTCCAATCCATCTTCAAGAGGATGAGAGAAATTTGGAATACATTACGTTTGTTGATATGATTGGCCAACACTTTGACATACAATGGACATACATTAAATCTTTGACCGATATCAACAAACGTGAAGAACACCCACACGATGGTATGGCAGATGACCTTTTGAAGTCGGTTGCTGAATCATTGGGTTGGAAGTTATCTAACGGATACTCTGATGTTTCTCTTTGGAAATATGCGTTGGGTGTTGAGTCTGACGGTACGTTATATCAAACAGGCTCGCTACAATCTAAATCGAGAGATGAGATTACAAAAGAAACTTGGAGAAGGATTGTAAATACAATTCCTATGCTGTATAAAACAAAGGGGTCTGCTCGTTCAATCAAAGCAATCCTTGCAACATATGGTATTCCACAAGCATTCTTGAAGATTCGTGAGTGGGGTGGGCCTACAATTTCTACTCGTAAGAATGTTTACGAGCACGAGAGATTTGTATATAAATTACAGGCATCTCCATCAAAGTATATCTCAAATCCGTGGGATGATATTCAGTCCGATAGACCAAATTCGATTGAGGTTATTGGTAAGATGCCTAAAGGGAACTATCACATACTAAGAGTAACCAATAACTCCGACAACATAGATTATTTTTGGGACTATCAAGATAATGAGACTGTAAGAATCAGACTATCGGTAAATGGTACTGACATTATATCTTCATCTTATGTTCCATACAAAGAACGTAAAGAAGTTGCAATGGTGTTAACCTCGGCTAGTATTGATATTCAAGCTGCTTGGGTAGATTCTTGGGGAGAGGTATTAGCTAATCCAACTGCAAGTTTTAGTGGTAATAATTCTACATTTGATAGTGTGTGGTCTTCGAATGGTGTTGTACAAGTGCCAGGTCCAACAACTGACCTCAACGTAAACTCATATGAAACTGCAAGTATTCAAGAGGTTAGATATTTCCGTGACCCAATTACAAACGAGATAACTCAAGAACACGCACGAAATAGAGAGGCGTATTTTAGTGATGATAATACAACCGATTTGGATATAGACACTTCATTTGATAAGTTGATGTATCGTATATTTCCAGATAGTGACTTCACCACAAACTCATCATCAATTTTATCGGTTCACCCAAATCAAAAATTCACTTCATCTGATAGTGGGTTAGTGTTATCAGCATCATTAGTTAATATGAAACCTTTGGATTTGGTAGGTGAGGTAGACACTCAATTTGTAACAGTACCATCTATGGGGGCTCTTAATTTAATGAATAACAAAGTTCGTATAGAGTCAGCATCACTAAATGGTGTATTAAGTCCTGATAAATCAAACGAGTTATCACAATACGATTATGCCCCAGTCGACTCAAATCTATTGGGTACATACTTCACAACAACCGATACTGTAAACTTTGATATCTACAACTCGGAAGGTTACTTCGAAGCAGATGATTGGGTGGGTGACCCTGACAAAAGATACAACGAAGATTATCCATTACTAAAGTATAGAGCAAAGAATTACTTCCAAAAGTATACAACTGGTACTGCTTTGGATTTAATTATGGATATGTTGTCTCGTTATGATATGTCTGTATTTGACCAAATTAGACAACTCTTACCAGCCCGTGTAGATTGGCATAAGGGTATACTAATTGAACCACACGTTTTTGAAAGAAACAAGTATCAAAGGGAACGTGGTATTGTAATATCAAGACATCATTATGATGGTAGTATTAATGTTGGAGCAAATGTAATTACTGCAAGTAGACACGATTATGATGTATCATCAATCGATTTGTATGATTACAATTCATCTACATACAAATATCAGATTGCAGTATTAAGTGGTAGCACATACGAAAATCAAACAAATGGGTATTGGGAATATTCTCCAACTGGGTCTACTGTACTTAATGCAAGGCCATCGAAACATCACCAAGACATCGAGTATTTCTATTCTACCGCAGAGTCGGCTAGTTTGAAACTACCAAGCTCTTCATCTTACAAATACGCTGAAGTACAAGACACTCGATTACCATTATCAATAGAAAATTTATATTACAATGGTTGTAGAATATCAAGCGACTCATTAACAACAAACTCGGATGATACTCCAGATGGTGGGCCTGTTGTTGAAATAACGGAAGTGAATCCTAACGTATTGGTATTCTCTGGTAGAGAGGGTGAATCACTTGGTACTGAGCAAACTATCAAACAAACTTCAGTTAGAACTATGCCTGTGAATGAATTGGTATCAGTTCGTAAAAGTGAGGAACGTGAAGTCAAACCAACCCCATCAGTTGCACTTGAAACTGATACTTTGAAACCATTAACATTTATTCCACGGAATAGTAAACCAAAAACTAATATTAGACCAAATCGAACACAAAGTTTATTAAAATCCTTATTAAATCGATTTAGGTAGTTAAAAAGTTAAAAAACCATATTTATATACATAAAGAGGAAACACTATGGGATTTTTAGATAATTCATCGGTAACAGTAGACGCAATTCTTACCAAGAAGGGTAGGGAGTTGTTAGCACAAGGTCGTGACAAGTTTCAAATCACTCAATTTGCATTGGCAGATGATGAGGTTGATTATGAACTTTGGAATCCAGCACACTCGTTGGGTTCAGACTATTATGGTATCATCATTGAAAATATGCCTGTGATTGAAGCAATCACGGATGAAAACTACGCAATGAAATACAAATTGCTGACACTACCTAAATCAACTACACGATTACCTTATATTTCAGTATCACCATCATCGATAACATTAGATGAAGGTGTGAATAATACTGTAATTTCAGTAACCACTAAAAATGGTGGTAATGAAAACTTAGGTTACACTGCAATTTTGTTGAACAAAGATGCGGGTAATATAACTGGTAATGCTGGAGTTCCTGGTAACGTAACACCTATTATAAGTGTGGGTTCATACAATACCAACCAATCACAAACAGTTGTTGGTAAGAACCAATTCACATTCCAATCGGTTGCAAATCTACCAAATGATACTGTAATTTCAACTCGTATCATTATTATTGGTAACGAGACTGGTGGTAGAACTGAAATTGATGTAACCGTGAATCCCGTATCAGACTCACAAGTAGTCGTAGTGTCAACCCCAATCGCATAACGTAAAGGAATAATAAGATGGCAGTAGAAAGTATAGGTAGTAATGGTGGTACTGGTGGCGGCACCTTTTCAAGTGGAAACACTGGTGGAACAACTGGTGGAACAAGTGCTGGTAACTCTACAATTTTAGGTGAATTGAGTGGTCCTGCATCACTAAACGATATCGTAGCACAAGATGTTACAAATGATTCAACTCCCGTAATCCCAGCAGGTGCATATGATTATGGTAGTGGTAAAGTATATACCGCATTTACTGTCGAAGATATTGTAGAAGGTAATACACAAAGAGTAACTCGTGGGTTATGGAGTGGTAATGTTGGTGAACTAACTACACTCTGGACGTCATCATATCAGTCTTCAACTCAAAAACAATATTACTACGAGATTTACAATGGAGACCCAACTGACTCTACTAAAGAAGCTCAGTTCTCAATCGCATATGGTCACTACGCTGGTAGTGGTTCTTCATCAGATGGTTCTAATGAAGATTCACCATCAAACGCAATGTACTCTCAATTCCAACAAATTCTCCTTCCTGCATCTCAAACAACATTTAACTTTGGTGGTGTAACTCAAGATGATGTTTATGTCGTGTCTCTAAATCGTGCTCGTATCAAAGATAAGTTAGACCCAGGTAATTGGGAACTTGTATTATCTGGTTCAAATGGTGAAACACTTCGTTTGATTGATGATAGTGGTGATGTTAACCAATTGGGTAACTCGAATCAAAATAAATACAATATTGTATCAGGGTCGTTGACTAATGGTATCCACAATGAAACCGAAATCTTTGGTGAAGTATACCCTCAATTTGGTGTAATGGTCTTGGGTGCTGCTGCACTTGACGCATCTGCATCTCTTGGAACAAATAGAGCAAGTGATACCGATGCAAGAAACCACGGATTGTTGTTCACGGCTATTAGTGGTGCAGCTGCTGCTAACTCTGATAATGGATTCCAAGCAAGAAGTGAGGAAGAAGTAAAATCAACATTCTTCTTTGTTAGAGCTAAGAACGCAGAATACAACTTCTCAAACAACCCATCTTATGTTACAGGTTCAAATGGTAAGTTAAAACAACAAACATTCGTAGGTGACCCTAAGTCATATATTACTACGGTAGGATTGTACAATAACGATAATGAACTTTTAGCAATTGCTAAGTTGTCTAAACCTTTGTTGAAATCATTCTCAAATGAGATTTTGATTAAGGTTAAGCTTGACTTCTAAAGATGAGACCAAATGGGAATAGTATTCAAAAAAATCTTCAATGGTGGTGTTCAGTCACGACCATTCAAAGCTCATAAACGATATGAGGTTACGAATGTAAACCATTCATCATCGTTTGAGATTTCTATTCTTAGAGGTATTTCAGATAATGGTATTTTAACAGAAGTATCAACCTCAGTTTCAAATGAGATTGGCGTTGATACTTTTTTGACTTCATCTGGTGGAGTGACTGATGAGTTAAATCGAATTCCACAAACAATTATTTGGAATTCAATAAATTCTACATTCTTCAAAAGAAGAAGTGATGTTCACTTATATGATACCGCATCGGTAGTTTCGATACCCCAAAACAAATTTGGAAACGGTATTAAACCAAAATCAGTATTTGTTAGCGACAACTCCGATTATCCAAATTCAACAATCTATTTGTCAGACCAAAAAGTTACTGATGAATATGGTATTCTTATCGCAAATGAATTAACATCATCATCATATATTAAATCATCGGATAATGTATTATCACTCCTATTAGATGGTGAGTTCAAAGATTATTCTGGATATGATAATCGGTTAATTGAAGATACATACACCTTTGAAGAATCAAATGCAAACTTAGGTAAAGTTGTATCTTTAACCAATCAAACTCAAAGTATTAGAGTTAGACATAGTTCAAACTTTAATATGTTAAATAAGAATGATGATTGGGCAGTTTCATTTTGGGCAAGTATTCCAGAGCAAGGAGTTACTGGTAGAAACATATTTAATTTAGTTCAAAAAAGAAATGCACTAACATACATCGATGATGCTGGTGTGGAACGAGTTAAGTCTGATGGTACAGGTGAATACCCATTTGATTTATCATTCTACTCAGAAGAACACCCAACACTCGCAGGGCAAGTTTTCCTAAAAGCATCTGATGGTAAATTTGTTGTGGATATCTCATCATCAGCATCTTACAATGATGGCCAGTTCCACCACTATGTTATAAACAAGAGTGGAAGTAATATTGGATTATATATTGATGGAAACGAATCGACTTCCTCACTATATGAATTCAATGGGAATACTAACAATAATAGAGACATCCTAATTGGTAGTCGTAATGTTGAGAATACTGAAGCAAACTTTAGTGGGTCTATCGGTCAATTAAGAATTCATAGAACTGCGCTAACCGACTCTGAGATAACATCACTTGCTGATAATTCACCAAGTGGTTCAGCTCTTCAAAAGAAAGAAGTTGGGTATGTGTTCTATAAACAAGGTATGGTTATAGTTACTGACCCTCGACCACGATACCAAAACATTTTCTTAGGTGATGGTAATTGGGAATACACAAACAAAGATTATCAGTTAGACTATCGTGCTACTAAACAAGTAGAAGAGGTATCAATACTTTGTGAAATCAAACGAAATGAATATAATGTCTCATCAAATGCATCATTACGAGTTGGTGGTACTGATGAAGATAATAGATTAATACCTATGGTTACGGGGTCTGATTTTAGACCATACATTACACAAGTTGGATTATACAACGACACTGGAGACCTTCTTGCTGTTGCTAAGTTAGGGTCACCTCTCAAGAAAAGACAAGATGTTGATGTAACCATAAATGTGAAATTCGATATAGACTAATATGGCAAAAGGAAATTGGAGTCACATCCAAAAACAAAAAGGTCACAAGTCTGGCCTTGAGACTCGTATAGATGAGCAACTCAAATCACAAGGTATTGATGGTGAATATGAACAACACGAGGTAAAGTATACTATACCCGCTACCCACCATACTTACAAGCCAGACTTCAAACTACCAAACGGAATCTACATTGAATCCAAAGGTTGGTTCTTACCTGAAGATAGAAAGAAGCATTTATTAATTAAGGAACAAAATCCCGATATGGATTTACGATTTGTTCTTCAGTCACCAAATGGTAAAATCTATAAAGGTTCTAAGACCACTTACGCACAATGGTGTGAGAAGTATGGATTCAAATGGGCAAAGAAAGAAATACCACAAGAGTGGATTGATGAAAAACCTAAGCAAGATTTTTTTGATTATTCAAAATAATTTTGTATATTAGTAGTTATGGAAGATAGACTACTTGAACTTTTAGAGTCCGTTCTTGGTAAATCCAAGAAAACCAGTGGGGATAATTATGCATTCTATTCTCCATTTGTTGACCACTACAAACCAAAGTTAGAGATTAATATACGAATTAATTCTAAGGGAAACAACCCGTGGCATTGTTGGATTTCTGATGAAAAGGGTAGAACTATAAAAACCCTATTCAAGAAACTTCGTGTATCCAAATCAACTTGGGATGAGTACAATGCAATCTTTAGCAAGGTTAATCGATATTCAAGTGAGTACGACACTACTGAGGTAGTAGAGCAAGTTGAACTTCCAAAAGAATTCACACCACTATATAAACCAGCCAACTCTTATAAGAGAAAACACGCACTCAATTATCTATTGGGTAGGGGTCTCAGGCCAGAAGATATTGTAAAGTATAATATTGGGTTTTGTGAAGAAGGTGAGTATCGGGATAAAATCATTATACCATCGTATGATGAAAGAGGTAAGTTGAATTTCTTTGTAGGTAGGTCATTCTACCAAACGCAATATAAACACAAAAATCCAAAGGTATCCAAAGACATAGTTGGGTTTGAATTACTCATCAATTGGGATACTCCATTGGTTCTTTGTGAGGGTGCATTTGATGCAATTGCTATTCGTAGGAATGTAATTCCATTGTTTGGAAAATCCATTCAATCTGAATTAGAGAAGAAAATAATTGGAAATTCCGTAAAAAAGTTGTATATTGTATTAGATTCGGATGCTATAAAGAATGCAATCGGATTGGCAAAGAAGTTTATGTCGTATGGAATTCAGACCCATTTAGTAGATTTGGGAGATGAAGACCCATCCGATATGGGATATGATAAAGTTAACAAACTAATATATAATACTCCACCATTGGACTTACGAAGGTTGGTAGAGTATGAATTATTCAGAGTATGAAAAAACTCAAGAAACTAAAAGTCGGTATTGAAAAGGTAAATAAAGTTTACCATATCGCAGATGTTCACATCAGAAACCTCAAAAGACACAAAGAGTATCGTGAGGTATTTTCCCATCTTTATGGGTATATTTTGAGCACAATGGAGGAAAATGACATCATCTATATTGCAGGTGATGTTGTTCACGCAAAGACTGATATGACACCCGAAGTGGTTGACCTCACTCAAGAGTTCTTCACTCGACTTGCTGACTTGTTACCAACGGTAGTTATTCCTGGTAATCACGACGCTAACTTAAATAACCCATCGAGATTGGATGCGTTATCACCAATTATTAGTGCACTAAAGCACCCAAATCTATTCTATCTAAAAGATACTGGTGCTTGGTCATTAGGTGACCTTACAATCGTTCACCAATCGGTTTGGGATAAGTCACCAGGATTTCCATTAGCAAGTGAGTATGGTGGTGATACTAAGATTGGTGTATTTCACGGACCAGTTGATAAAATTGAGACCGAGCATGGATTCTCAATTGAAAATAAGAATATCAATGTAGGGAACTTTGATGGGTATGATATGGTGATGTTGGGTGATATCCACAAACCAAATAATCCAGTTCAAGGAGAAGAGCATATTAAGTATCCGGGTTCACTAATCGTTCAGAATCACGGAGAAGCAAAGTATCCAGACCACGGAATTTTGGTGTGGGATGTTCAAACTCGTAAAAATAAATTCGTGAAGATTCCTAATGATTATGGATATGTCACGATAGATATAGAAGAGGGTAAGATTGTTTCGAATATGCCAATCCCTCAAAAACCACGAATGCGAGTTCGTGTAAAAGATACAAAGGCATCTGAACTTAATAAGATTATTGCTGACCTAAAGAAAGGTCGTAAAGTTCAAGAATTAACCATACAAAAAGTTATCACTCGTAAAGAGGGTGGTGAGCATGAAAAGATTGTTCTTCAGAATGTTCGTGATACTGCTTTCCAAAATAAACTGATTGAGGAATTCTTAAATGAAACGGAACATCTCACCGAAGAGCAACTTGAAGTTGTTAAAAGCATTAACAACGATATCAATTCAAAACTCGGAACAGCGAGAACAATTGTCAACTCAACTTGGATACCGAAGGTGTTTGAATTCTCAAATATGTTCTCGTATGGTCCTAACAATGTCATAGACTTTTCTCAGATGAAAGGTGCTTATGGAATCTTTGCACCAAACGCAAGTGGTAAGTCAACCCTTTGGGATGCTCTATCATTTTGTATTTTTGATAAATGTTCAAGAACCTCAAAAGCAGAGGATGTGATGAACTACTCAAAGATGTCGTTTGATTGTAAGTTTACATTTGAGTTGAATGGAGTTGACTACACCATCGAGAGAACTGCTAAGAAGTCGCCTAAGAGAGGAACTGTAAAGGTAGACACTAACTTCTATCGTATGGTAGATGGTCAAGTAGAATCCCTTAATGGTGAACAACGTAGAGAAACAAATGCAATCATTAGAGAATATGTTGGAACATACGATGACTTCGTGCTCACTGCGATGTCAACACAATCAAACAATAGTGGATTCATCGAGAAATCACAAAAAGAACGTAAGGAACTCCTCGCACAATTCTTGGATATGGATGTCTTCGAGAATCTCTACCAAATTGCGAGTGAAGAGATTAAAGAACTATCAGCTCTTCTAAAGGATTATAAAAACCAAGACTTCCCAACACAACTTGCTGAAGCAGAAGAGACACTTACATCTATCACGGGGTCTTTGACCTCGCTGCAAGATAGGAAGGTTGAGTTGGAAACCAAACGAGATAATACAAATACTAAGATTGAGTACGAGATGAGCAAACTAAAGCCCGTTGAAGACTTAGGCGATGTATCAGATTTGGAAGACCAATTGGAGTCTATGGAAGATTCCATTAAAAAGCAACAACTTTCGTGTGATTCTAATTTAACTCATATCAAGAAAGTTCAAACGGAAATCAAAGACATTCAGACCAAGCTATCAAAATACGACGCTGATAAACTTTATGAGACTGAAAAGGAATACAATCGTTTAGATAGAAAATTTAATGAGTTAGGTATTACGTTGGATAAAATTGAGACCGAGATGATTCACGCAAAGAAACACTTGGATGGGATTGGGTCTCTTACGTTTGACCCTAATTGTAATCATTGTGTTGAGAATCAAAATACTCCATTTGCTAAACAGGCAGAAACACTCGAACGTGAGTTAGAATCATTGGGTAAACAATACTCAGATGTAGTTTCGGACCGAATGGGGGTGATGGATGCTCGTAATAGTTCAGATGTGAGTTCTAAGATTGAAGAATATGAAGCATTGGTATTGGAATCTAAAGAAGCGCATCAAGAATTAAAACAATACCAATCCGATTATGATGGGTGTACACTTCTTGTGGAAAAGATGACTCTTGAATTAGAATCTCTCAAAGAGAAAGTTCAAAGAGCAAAAGCACAAGAGGAGGCAGTAGTCTACAACGGAGAGATTCAAGAAAAGATAAAATCTTTTAGAGTCACACGAGATTCCATTCGAAATGAGATTGATGAGATTACAACTGAGATTATGAATGTAAACTCCGAAATCAAATTGGCTGAGAATACTATCGAGAGTGTAAATCGTGCTATTGATAAACTTAGTGATATGGAAGTTCGATTCGATGGATATGAATACTACCTCAAATGTGTAAAGAGAGATGGTATCCCATATAATCTAATTTCAGATGTTCTACCAAAGTTAGAAGTTGAGATTAACAACATTCTACAACCACTCGTTGATTTCCAAATTATGTTGAATACTGATGGTAAAAACATCAACTCATACATTGCATATGGAACTGATGAATATTGGCCATTAGAACTAACAAGTGGTATGGAGAAATTCATCTCATCAATTGCTATTAGAACTGCGTTGATTAATGTATCTAATCTACCACGACCAAACTTCATTGCTATTGATGAAGGGTTCGGTTCATTAGACACGGATAACTTTAATTCTTTATATTTATTATTTGATTACTTAAAGACCCAATTTGACTTTATCATTACAATATCTCACATTGATAAGACACGAGATATGGTTGACCAGATAATTGATATCAATAAAGTTCGTGGGTTCTCTAAAGTTTCATATTTATAAGAAAGTGATGGAGTCCGTTAATGGGATTGGAATTAAAACGAAGGTCTAAACAATACTTAAAAGATATACCAAATACGATTGACCTCGCCGGTGATGGTGGTAATCGTGTATTTGGTATATCCGACTTTCCTAAATACCTTGGTGAAGGTAAAAACTCGTTTAGAATAAACCCATTGGTTAGGGCAATAAAACCTAATACCAATATTGATATTGAGGTTTTAGACTCCAATGGTAACACTGTATATTGGGAAATACCAAATTACAAGGATGGTGACAACTCAAGATTAGTTTCAATATGGGTTTACGATACCTTGGATGAAAAATATCATACACCAGATGGTCCTTGTGAGATTATAATAGCTGCCCAAGGCCCAAGTGGTCCAATAAGACACACACTTAGAACTACCATTGTAAAGAATAAAAAATCGGTATCTGAAATAGTGTTTTCAGAAAAACCAATTGGTAGTGTTTCATCATCTATACAAACATTTACGAATTTACCTCAAACCGATGGCTCATTAACACAAACATCACAATCGGGTCAGTTTGTATATAAGAAATCTATATATGGTGATGATGTATCATTCGAATCATCTACTTCTATAATAAATGGTGAAATGTTAAGTGGTAGTTTAGAGTTGGACTTAACATCCACAACTCTATACCCACGACTTGGTGGTGGTCAATCTCAGCCAGTAAATGTTACAGCAAGTATAAGTGAAGTGCTAAGTTCTACCTTATTCAGAGTGTCACTTCCGATAACAGCAAGTGACAATAGAAGTCAAGGTTCGATACACACTTATGAATATTCCGATGGTAGTATAAATGGTACTATTAGATATCAGTCTACTGGGTCTGCTGTAAATACACAAAACCAAGTAGCAATTGCAAATATATTATTAACTAATGTAAATCCAGAGTCTGGACGAATATCATCGGTAAACACGTTAATAAAATCAGATGGATTGTCGGATTCAGATTATGAGTTAATATCAAATACCCAAGTTCCTAACGAATCTATTATATCATATAGAGTCCCAATTCCAACGGAACACCTCAATGACCCTAAGTCAATTAAGGTACAATTCCTAAATAGTTCAGGAGATATATCATCTACTGAGGTTGTAATTAAAAATATTATATTTGAGGGTGGTAACGTATACATTGGTGGTAATCAATCAATTGTAACTGGGTCGTTATTTATATCCAACGCAATTGGTAGTGGTCTTGAGATTGGTGGTCATTCAAGTGGTTTCTTAAAATCAGTTGGGTATGAAGGTTTAACATCAGCGTCCAACGGAGATGGGCCTGGTGGGTTCATTATTTATAGTGGTAGTGGTGGCCTTCAAATGGGTGCTGATGTATTACAAGGAGTTGGTCTACAATTCGTTGGTGATAATGATGATAGACACCTTATCTTTACAACTCACGATGGTGGGTTGTTGGATGTTAAGACTGATAAGTTTTTTATAGGAACACAAAATACCCAATTCGTAAGTGGTAGTGATGGTAATATTGAAATCAGTTCATCATTATTCCACTTAGACCCTGCAAACGATAGATTGGTAATTGGTGCGGATGCTATTATAGAAGCAGACCTATCAGCAAATAATATCAGAACTCCTGCAACCATTGATGGTGCTCCATCAACTGACCTAAATGCATCATCTTCTATTAAGTCGGATGGTTTTGCAAGATTCGTATCTGCTTCGATTGGTGGATGGGGTGTTGATACTGGTTCAATCTTTAGTGATAATTTAGAGATAAACTCAAGTGGTAAAATTAAAACAAGAGATTACATCTCAAATACCAAGGGGTGGGTTATAGATGAGACAGGTATCGCTGAGTTTCAGAATGTAAAGATTAGAGGTACACTTGCTACAACCACATTTGAGAAGGAAAGTGTTAATGCAGTAGGTGGTCAATTGTATGTTGCAAACTCAACTACATTGAGTGGTTCATATTCATCGAGTATAGATAGTACACCTGCGGCTGGTATAACTTCATCAACATCATTACCAACAAACTTTACTACTGCAACAACTCGTAGTTTGGAGTTTGATTCTTCCACATATGATATATCAACAATAGATGGTGTTGATAAATTTACAATTGATTCTGCTATTTATGCTGATAACGAATCCGCTACATTGTATTGGAGCCAAAGTAATGCATTTTCATCACAAGCATCAGCAAGTTTTAAGACAACCGCCAGTACAACTACAAATACGGATGTATCCGCATCAGTATATAACTCGAATACCTTATATGGGAATGAAATTAGTATAGCACTTGGAAACTACACTGCTATTCAGCCAAACGGATTCCCACAACAATACTTTTTTAACCAAGAAGTGTATATCTCTGATAGAAATGGTAATAATGTTTTCACAATGGGTGGTTCTTCAGCCATAGGTACTATAACTTCAGTTAGTCCACTTGAAATAGAATTAGATAGTGATACGATTAGCTCAACTTATAGTGGGTTACCAATCACAGGTAATAGTGAACAATTCTATATATCATTTACATCACAATCCACATCAACCACAACTGTATATGATGCAAGTCAATATGTACACAAACCAGCTGGGACTTGGCCAACCAAAATCGAAGATGATGGTATAATAATATTTGATGATGGTAATGGTAGTAAAACATACACTATCCTTGAACGTGTTGATGCTACAACTTTAAGAATTGATACATCATCATATGCACCAAATACAAGTGGTTCATTTGTAGTAGCAACTGGGGCATTTAGTGGGTCTGCTAATAGTTCAACTAATATCTCAGCAGGTAGTGGTAGTTTGAACGAGTTTATATACGATAATATATCCCCATCATCGAGTCAATTTATTGTAGACAATGTAAGTGGGTTTATTGTAGATGAGATTCTAACATTAAAGAAGGTAACAAGTACTGGATTCTCAACTGAGTATGTTCAAGTTGTATCATCATCGAGATTAAATGGTGGGAGTTCAACCGATTTGAGTGGTATCTTAAATGTAACTCGTGCATATGGTAATGGTATCACAGGTGATTCGGCTTCGTTAGGAGATTCACCTTCTTCTGCGACTGACTACGAACAAGGTCAAGTGGTTGTATCTACTGGTAAAATTGGAAGTGGATTTATTAGACTTAACGCAAATCCAAACGACACCTCAACTCCGTATATGGATATTGTAGAGAGAACTGGAAGTGGTATATACGATGTTGAGTTGAAAGCACGATTGGGTGACCTAAGTGGTCTTGATGGGACTGATATGGTTCTTGGTAGAAGCAACCCTGGGTTTGGTCTTGCTACTGACAACGTATTCCTACAAGGTGGTATCGTAGCAACCTTTGGTGAGATTGGTGGGTTTGGTATAAACGAGACCACAATATCATCATCTAACAATAACCTAATCCTAAAAGATAGTGGTCAGATTACAGGGTCTACTGTATTATTCGATGGTGGTACTATTGGTGGATTTGAATTAGGGTCAGATATCATTTCATCATCTAATGGTGAATTGGTTCTCAAATCAAATGGCCAAATCACTGGGTCTAATGTATTATTCGATGGTGGTACTATTGGTGGATTTGAGATGGGAGATAGTATTATCTCATCTTCTAATGGTGATTTAGTACTTAAATCAAATGGCCAAATCACTGGGTCTAATGTATTGTTTGATGGTGGAGTTCTTGGTGGATTTGCAGTTACATCAAATGTTATATCATCATCCAATGATGCTCTAATACTAAAGTCAAATGGACAAATCACTGGGTCAGCCGCAAGATTAGTTGTAGAGATAAATAGTAACGACTATGAGGTTTTAGATACAACTAAAGGTATTATTGATGCTAAGAATGTAGGTAGGTCATTATATTTTAATACAGATGAAATAACAATTAGTAAGAGTGGTGCAAGTTCGGGTGCTACATATGCAACTCCAATATATGTAACTTGGCAGGGACTTAAATATGAAACACAGGTAAATGTCTCGTTTCAAGGTATGATTCATAAGAGTGGAACACATAGGGGACTTGGTGGTATCAAAGCAACTCTCGAAACTGCAACAAGTGGTTCTGAGACTAATGGTGATTCTTATTACGATAATTGGTCCACTCTAAGAACTATAAGTAATGTTGGACTAATTGGGTCAGTCGGAATATCAGCTGAATACACTGGGTCTGTATCAAACGTGGGTTCGGATTCATATGCATTTTATATAGATGATTATCAAGATGGGTTAACTACATACAATCACGCACAATATCAAACACAGCTTTTTAGATTGAAGTTAGAACCATTTGCAAATGTAGGATTTACCGGAACTGGTACTTCAAATGTATTTGTAAAAAATATATCAATATGGACATCTCGTGGTCTTGCAAGCACATTTGACCTCGCAACACAACCACCAGATTTTGGTGGTGGGTTAGGTATTTAAGTGTATAATTTAGGATACTTATTATTATGGGAAAATTAATAAACGAATGGGTAACGGAAACAATCCTTACCGAAGACATTAAGAAAACAGTAGTAACTTATGTGGGTAGGTTTCATCCATTCCATTCGGGTCATTATGCTACCTACCAACATTTGGTAAAAAAGTTTGGTAAAGAAAATGTGTATATTGGAACTTCTGATAAAGTTCAATTACCAAAATCACCATTCAAGTTCAAAGAGAAAGTTCAGATAATGAACACGATGTTTGGTATCCCAAAAGACAAAATAGTACAAGTAAAAAACCCATATTCACCAAAAGAGATTTTACAATCATTC